CTGGTTTGGCAGTAGGTGACTTATTCATTAACTACGGCAACGGTTCGACTGAAGTTGACCATGTTATTTTCAGAAGAGAATCAACAGGTTCAACAAAAGTAACAGGTTCAGCAATATCTACAGGATTGACATCAGGTAGTAAATCATTTACTATTGAAGAATCAATTGTAGGTCAAGAAGCATTAAGTTCAGCAATAACAGTAACAAGCACATTAAACGGCAATGCCGCTGACGCAGATGTAATTGCAGGTCAAATTAACGGCGCTGGATTTACAAATGTTAAAGCAAGTGTTGACTCATCAAACAGAATAGTAATTGAACACACAAAAGGTGGTGAGATGAAATTTGTTGACACAGACGGAACTTTAGCAGAAGCAGGTTTCCTACAAACAACAACTAACATGGGATATGAGCCAGGCACAGGTGCATTAACAAATCCTAAGCAGTACAGAGCAAGTAATTGGAAAGCATTAACTTATACTGCAAGTGCAACAGCAGTAACTTCATTAACAAATGATGGACAATTATGGTACTCATCAATTGTAGACGAAGTTGACATAATGTATCACAACGGTACAACATGGAAAGGTTATTCAGCAGTAACAGGTTCAGACCCAGCAGGTCCACAAGTTTCTGCAACTGCTCCAACTACACAGTCAGATGCATCAGCACTTGTTGATGGTGACTTATGGATAAGCACAGCAGACTTAGAAAACTATCCAGGAATTTACAAATGGAATGGTTCAACTCTAAAATGGGTATTACTTGACAAAACTGACCAAACAACTGAAAACGGAATTTTGTTTGCAGATGCAAGATTTGGTACAACAGGTGGAACGGCTTCGGCGGCTCCAGCAGGTACTATTGCAGATTTATTAGCAAGTGATTTCCTAGATGCAGATGCTCCAGATCCAGCATTATATCCAAAAGGTATGTTGCTATGGAACACAAGACGTTCAGGTTTCAATGTAAGAAAATTTGTTAGAAATCATGTTGACACAACAGCAACAAACCCTAGACAAGGTGATGCAAGTATGTCAGCATACTATCCACACAGATGGGTAACTGAGTCGGCTAACCAAGCAGATGGTTCAGGTTCATTTGGTAGACACGCACAAAGAAAAGTTATTGTACAAGGTTTACAAGCAGAGATGAATTCTAACCAAGAAGTTAGAGATGATGAATCAAGAATATTCAACTTATTAGCAACACCTGGATATCCAGAACTAATAGGTGAAATGATTTCACTAAACGCAGACAGAGGCTTGTCAGCATTTATAGTTGGTGACTCACCAATGAGATTAACACCAGATGCAACAAGTTTACAAAACTGGGCAACAAACGTTAACAAGGCTGTTGAAGATAACGATAACGGTTTAGTTACTACAAACGAATATCTAGGAGTATTTTATCCATCAGGATTTACTTCAGATAACTTCGGTAACAATGTTGTTGTTCCAGCATCACACATGATGTTAAGAACTATTGCATTAAGCGATCAAGTTTCTTTCCCATGGTTTGCACCAGCAGGAACAAGAAGAGGTGGTATCACTAACGCAAGTTCAACTGGTTACATCAGCAACGAAGGTGAATTTGTTTCTACAGCATTAAATGAAGGTCAAAGAGATACATTATATACAAACAATGTTAACCCAATTACTTTCATAACAGGTGCAGGTTTAGTAAACTATGGACAAAAAACTAGATTTGCAGGTTCAAGTTCTTTAGACAGAATTAACGTTGCGAGACTTGTAATCTACTTAAGAAGTCAACTAAACAAACTAGCAAGACCATATGTGTTTGAACCAAATGATAAAATCACAAGAGATGAAATCAAGGCTCAAGCAGAAAGTTTATTGTTAGAATTAGTTGGTAATAGAGCAATCTTTGATTTCTTAGTTGTGTGTGACGAAACAAACAACACTCCAACTAGAATAGATAGAAACGAGTTGTACTTGGATATTGCGATTGAACCAGTCAAAGCAGTTGAGTTTATCTACGTACCATTGAGATTAAAAAATACTGGCGAAATAGCAGGATTATAATAAGATAAATATTATAGGAGAAACAAATGAGTATATCTACACTATCAAAAATTACAGTACCATTGGATAGTAGCCAAAGTGCTTCTAACCAAGGCTTGTTAATGCCTAAACTACAATATCGTTTTAGAGTAAGTTTAGAAAACTTTGGTGTATCTACACCAACAACAGAATTAACAAAGCAGGTTGTAGATATAACAAGACCTAATTTATCATTTGAAACAACAACTATTGACGTGTACAACTCAAAAGTTTATCTAGCAGGTAAACACACTTGGGAATCAGTTACATTAACTTTAAGAGAAGATGTATCTAACAATGTACAAAAACTAGTTGGTGAACAATTACAAAAACAATTTGATTTCTTTGAACAATCAGCGGCGGCTTCAGGTAGCGATTACAAATTTGTAACTAGAATAGAAATTACAGATGGTGGTAACGGTGCTAATGCAGTTGGTGTTTTAGAAACATTTGAATTATACGGTTGCTACATTGAGTCAGCAAACTATAATCAGTTAGCATATGGTACAAGTGAACCTGTAACTGTAACTTTGGCATTGAGATACGATAATGCTATCCAAACTCCACAAGGAACAGGTGTAGGAACTGCTGTAGGCAGAACTGTAAACACACTAATTACAGGCGGCGGTCAGTAATTTTTATTTGCATTTATAAATTTAAAAGGGGGCTTCGGCCCCTTTTTTGTTTTTAACACACCACATTTTTCATCACATAAATACAGTATATGGCAAATTTACTTAAAGGTTTTTTAGATAATTTAGGAAAGGGTGTACTAAATCCAAAAGGTAATCTGGGAGATTTCAGTCACGCGGCACGTTTATATGTAGATGACAGTTTCCGTTTAGCACCTAAACAAAAATTTTTATATCACGTTGTATTTCATTTAAATCCTGCGGCAGTTGTATCTGACCCACCTTTGAAAAATCATCAAAAAGAATTGAATATGCTAGTTAAAATTGTTGACTTGCCTAAGTATTCTATAGACATGGTCACTGCCCAACAATACAATAAAAAGAGAAAAATTCAAACAAAAATTTCATATGATCCTGTACAAATAGTATTTCATGATGACAATTATGGAGTGACAACTGCTTTATGGGAAACGTATTATAGATATTACTACAAAGATGGTCAATATGGTGGCACAGATGTTGCTGGTAATCCAGAAGCATCAACAAAGAGAGCATTCAATAGAGCGGCAACATATCAAGGTTCTTTGTTGAATCAAAAACGTTTTGGTTTAGATGCAGATTCAGTAGATCCTTTTTTTACTAGCATACAAATTTACCAATTAGCAAGAAAAACTTATACTTGCTACACTTTAGTAAATCCTATAATACAACAATGGCAACATGATTCTTTAAGCAATCAAGAGAGTGCGCCGACGGCTAACCAGATGGTTGTTGAATATGAAGCAGTTTTTTATTCAAGAGGAAGAGTATCAGCGAATGGATCACCACAAGGATTTGGTGAAGAACATTACGACAAAACTCCTTCACCTAATAGTTTATCAGGAGGTGGTTCAACAAGTTTATTAGGCGATGGCGGAGTGTTATCAGGATTATTTGGTGCCAATGATGGTCCACATACTTACATAGGAAGTCAGTTAGGTGCAGGTAGACAAGGTATAACTTTAGGTTCAATAATAAGAACAGCAAATAGATTAAAAAATGCAAAAAATTTATCTAAAGAAGGTTTACGACAAGAAGGCTTTAACATATTAACAGGAGCCATAGGTCGTATCGGTGGCACTGCAGATTCATCATATGGCGTACCAAATACCTTTATAGGTAGAAGTGCAAGTAATATTAAGTCCGGTGCTAATGCTGTAATTAAAACAATAGTGAGAAAAAGATAATGACAAGTTTGCCTAAAAATACAACAGATAGTTCGCAACCAGTAAAAGATTTTTTCGATAATTATTTCAACGAACCATTAAGTTTTCCATCTAATGATGTAGATGCAGTTGTTGGTTATTTTGAATCAAGAGGTTTTGAAAAGACATCAAGTATTACAACAGCGTCAGCAATATTGCAACAGGCAAAGATAGATGGAGTAAAAGTATTTGAATTATTAGATACCTTAAAAGGTATGGACAAAGTACAATTAAGTTATATTGTAACTGAAGTTTTAAACAACAAAAGAACATTAACTTCATCACTTGGTTACAAAGTAGAATCACCTACCAACTTATCTGAAAAAAGAAACATAATGGTATAAGCCATGGCTGGAAAGTTTGCATCAGGTAGATTCAATATGAAAAATCCTGACAAATATGTTGGCGGTAGGACTCCTTTATATAGAAGCAGTTGGGA